TTTTTAATTGGTATTTGTTTCATTTTTCAAAGCGTCTGGGTCAGTTACTTTTTCGTAGTAAACCACGACCTCTTTGAGTTCGGTTATATATCGCTTTAATTCTTGCATATTATAACTCATCAACTCGTAATCAGGGATTGACATAGCCACAAATACTATCTGACCATGCTCCTTAGTCAACCTGTCATGAAACTCATCTATATTTTTATCTGAAACAACGTACCATAATGGCTCTTTGAGGTCTATCTCCCTCGGCATAACAGGTTGTGTTATAATCCTGTCCATCGGCTTTGCCGTTACTTCTATTTGTTTAGTCGGTATCAGACTGCAACTCGACGCCATTATCGAGAGAGTCAATAGTCCTACTAATTTCTTCGATTGAGTCAAATACATCTTTCGTTCCATTGTTGATTCTTGGTTCTAGCAACCCAGGCTTTGCAGCCGCTAGTTTGGTTAAATTATGTCTACGGAAGATGTCCATGTATCTGTCCATTTCTTTCTGTGCTTCCTGAGACTTCTTTTGCAACTCGGTCAGTTGGGTTGTCTGAAGAGCGAAGTCATTCTGCATTGTTTTCATGGCTTCCTCTTGAGTTGCTACTGCACTTTCTAGTGCAATGTTATTCGCTTTGAGAGTTACATTTTCTTGGTATAACCAGTATCCTCCCAAAGATAATACTAAAATGATTCCTATTAGTAATTGATTCATAACTGTTCTATCCTATAATTCAGTCCATCTGCACCTCTGATTTCAACTAACTCGCCATCATCGGTGGTGAACGACAGGTATTTTTCCTGCTTCTTGTGGAACTTCTTTACTACAAATTCTCTGTCGTCAGAGTCGCCCCACGTCGAATTATAACTGACTAACAACTTATATCTTGGGAACAGAACATAATACATCTCCTCCCATGCCCATACTAAGAATCTCCATATCGGCATATAAACTTTCGCAAGATAGTAATTAAGTTGTTGGAAGAACCTTTTCATGCGCTAAACAAATCTGCCTCTGCTTGTCTACGCCTTGTTAATCCTTCTAGGACTTTCCCGCCAGCTTTGTTCCACCTCATCATCTGAGCTGGCACGCCGTCGTAGTCGCCTGCGTTTAAAACTTTCAAAAGCGTACTTGCTTTCAAGTTACCTCCGCCTAAATTATAAACCCACGATACCATTGCATCAAATTGATTTTGATTTAAGCCTACAGTCACTAGGTTATTTACATAGCCTTCGTACTCTGCTAACTCGTCTTTCAGCATTTGTTCTGCTTCTGCTTCTGTGATTGTCTGTCCTTCGTACACGCCTTTCGTGTGTCCGTAGCCGATTGTCCATACGCCTGCTGGGCATTTGTATGCTTCGAGTTCACAACCCTCAAAGTGTTTGATTAAGTCTAAACCTGTTTTAGATGTTTCCATATTAGTTCCTTTGGTGGAGGGAAAAAGGGGCTAGGTTGTAGCCCCTTCTTGTCTTAGTCGATATCGAAGTGTACCTCTTTACTTCGGTCTTTCGTGATATTGACTGTGAGTAATCCATCAAGAAGTTTGATAGATTCTACTTTGAGGTCGGAATTGAGAACAAAGGTTTTGTCGAACGACTTACCGCTCAGTCCTCGATGAAGATAATTATCACCTCCTTCGCTGTCCTTAGTGCCTTTTATTCGTAACTCGTTGTCTTTCTGAATTACGGATAGTTGTTTTTTACTCCAACCGGGCACAGCGATTTCGATTTTGAATCCACTTTTGCCCTCCACAATGTTATATCTTGGGTAGTTTGTTTCCATTTGGTCGAACCAAGCTGGATTATGTCCTAGCCAAAAGTTTTTTAGTATTTCCCTATGTAGATTATGTGCTACCATAGTATTTTCTCCTTACTGCCTTTCGGTCAGTTACTTGCGCCCTTACGGTACGCGGTTAATAAAATGTAAGCGAATTTTTCACTTACTCCGTTATTATACCAATTTTTGAACTTCATGTCAAGAACTATTTTCAGTCATCATAGTCTATCAAGTCTTTATCACGTAAATAATCGAGGGTATCTGAAATACCAATCCTTTTACCGATTGAGAAGACGATACCCGCCGTGCAGATAGTGATTGTTAACCATTGGTATTCGTTAAATCCGAATAATTCCATGTTATTTTCCTATATGTTTAATGTCAGAAGGTGGTATAACTTGATAAGCACCCTTGTTATATGCAGGTGCTACGGTAAATTTCTTACTTGCTTCTACCTTCCAAGAATTGTCTACAGGAGTCGAGTATTTGCCCGTTTTCATACTAGGATATTCTTTCTTCGTTTCTGTACTTGGTGCGAACGTTTTCTTGTGCTGTCCTACAGCTTTTTTAGCTTTCGTTGTTTTCCAAGCATTTGTCTTTCTTTTTCTGCCACATGGGCTATATTGCATACTACCTCGTATAATCATTTGTTTTCTCCTATATTTTTTGATTCTTGTATATATTATACTACTATTCAAGCGCCAAGTCAAGAGTTTTTTACAGTTCAACAAAAATAGTTCTTGACTTCCATACTCAAAAAGAGTATAATATAAATATGAGAACTTGGACTGACGAAGAAATAAAATACTTGCGAGAGAACTATAACAAAGTTCCAATGAATATTGTCGCTGGACAACTGGGTCGCTCTGCGCAAAGTATTCGGTCAAAAGTTCACAACATGCGCAAGAAAGGTTTTACATTTGATAGGGTAGCAGATGCCAAGCGTACATAGTAAGAACATGCCATTCGAAAGGGCATTGAGAATCTTTCGTAAAAAATGCCAAAATGCAGGTATCGTTCAAGAGGTACGGAAACGCGAATACTACGAAAAACCAGCAGAGAAACGAAAACGCAAAAAAGCAGCCGCAGTTAAAAGACAACAAAAAATCACAAGAGCCGAAACTGCTCATCTACGCAGAAGGCCAAAACATTTAAGTTGAGCGAAGGTCATAGTAGACTAAAAACATAATCATAGCACTACTACTTTCAAAAAATAATTTATTTTTTCGTACCAAAATCGAACTACAATCCCTCGCACAATGACCTACCCAAAAACACATCTTGCAAAATTTCAAAAAGTATGGTAAAATATATACATAAATTAAGATACTAATCAAAACAAATCACCAACTACTCCACCACTCCTAATCTCAGAATCTTCTGTAGGGAGCATCGGAGGAGCGCCAGCGGGGGAGATGCGATACTCTAATCTGAAAAATTCTGGAGAAGAGTAAGGAGTTAATGTGTTAATCACATCATCTAAAGAAACTCAAATAAAGTCGCAACGAACCCAATCTAAATACAACTTCCAACTAAATTACTACAATTACGCATCAAATTTTCATAACTTCGTCCAATTCGCAATAAATTGGTAATAAAAAACCCCACATAAAGTGAGGTAATTTATTCGTATGAGAGTGTAATTTACATCAATTTCCCACTAGCTTCCCCATAGTTTTCGTTTCAGTCTGCTGATACCTAGCTTTTCGAGGTCTCGGTCTTGTAGCATACGAATCTGAGTCGTAGATACCAAGTCCCGAGTGTTATCAGCAAACTTCAATCTTGCTTTCACACCCGTTGGGGTGTCGGTCAATCCTAATACTTCAGCGTAAGTATCAACTCCTTTATATTTCAACTTGCATATTCTCATTTGAACTCCTCGGGTCTCAGGTTAATTATCAATGTTTCTTCTAGTAGTTTGAGGCTAGACTTCGGACTCTTCTCTAAACCCGCTAGGGCTTGATAATCTACTCCCAAAATCTCACTTATTTTCTCTACTAGCTCTCGTTTTGTTACTGGCTTTTCTCCAGTTTTAGTTAAATATTCAGTCTTTTGGTAAACTCCTTCTCTAGATAGCTTCCCAATAACAGATTTTATACTCTTATTTAACTCATTTGCTAATTCTTCTACTGTTTCTCTGGTCGGATTAGCACTATACCTTTCTTTCATTGTATCGACCATCTCTGGTGTATAATTTACAGCCATGAATCCTCCTCGATTTTCTCAATCTCTTTTAGTGTTCGATAGATAGAATAACCCCACAACTCACTACAAACGTGAACTGCTTCGTCTTTTCCATACTTACTCAATGCTTCCCACCATTGGTCAGCCATTCTTTCATTCCTGTCTTGCATCAGCTTGGCTCCTGTTGTATCTATCTAGTAATTCTTCTCTATTTAATCTCTTGCCAAAGGTATGGATTAACTTATCATGCTTGTATCTGTCAATCCAACCACCATTGTATTCTATGTCTAGCACCCCACCATTCTTTGTATCTTGTGGTCTGTTGTCATACCACATCGAATTCAAACTATGTGCATGAAGGCACTTGGGTTGTTCTGCCCATTCCTCAGCGAGTAGGAACCTACGTTGCTCTTCTACTCTTGCGTCATACTGTCCCATTACTTCCAAAATTTGAATTTTAGAAAGAAATCGTGTATTTGATCCGCCATTCTATTGAATTTATACTGCACCCAATCACTAGCGTTGTTCTCATATATCCAATTTAGTGTATAAATCGTTAAAAAAGTCCATACTGCTAAACTGAATATGTAGTTAAACATAGTGTATGGAAACAATACTATGTCATTTAGTAAATCCATACTATATATCTCCTACTTCACGAGTTTCACTTCGTGCTACCTCAAAGCCATTTGGATATCTAGCTTCAAGCTTTTTAATATTCTCGTCCATTACTTCGTCAGGTGTAAAGCCTAGTGCCATACAACCCTGAATCCAATACCAAAGTATGTCGCCTAATTCTCTTTTCATGTGGAAGCGCTGCTCTTCATTTAGTGGTTTACCTTGAAATATCATTTTCTTCAATACTTCCGTAAACTCACCACTCTCAGCTAGCATACCGATAGCAGATGTCAGAACTCTTGGTATGTTTATCCATTCCTCCTGTGCTTCCAACTTGGAAGTGCTACCGATAAATGCCAAGAAATCTTTAGATTCCCTACTTGTAGTGCTGTCCACAAACTTTGCATAGTCATTTATCTTGCTCATTTTACTACTTCCTATATAAATTTAGTCCAAGAAACGCCTGTCCGTTAGGTGTTTGAACTGGTTGATTACCAGAGCTACTGGCAATGATAGTGGATTTACCACTAGCGGACTTACCAAACTCTACCTGTGTATCGATAATAATGGTCATTTTACCACTTGCATCGATTTCATACTTTATGCCTTTTCCCATAGTTTGCATACTTATCTCCCTTGCCCACGATACTTCTTGTGTGAGCGCTTTTTAGATTTGTTCATGGTAGACATGGCGACCTTTACTCGTCGCCCTCTACCTCCTACTCCTTGAGAAGTGCACTTCCTAGTTGAGACAATACCTCTTAATTTACTATAAATTGCCATGTGCCTCCTCAAACCATTCGTGAACTAACTCTTCATAAAGCTCATCATACATTCTACCTGATTCTTCATGCTCGTCAGTCCAATCAAACTCATCGCTAGATAAGTCGATATTATACTTACTTTCAAACTCATCATTGAGTTCGCCGCCATCTTTCTCGTCAAAGTCTCCATTCTTCCATACGCCGATAAAGTTTCTAAACTCATCTTCGTATTGGCATGAAATGATTACTGCCTCGTCTAGCTCTCGCAGATGGTCGTCAAGTGCTTCGAGGTAAGGAATGATTGGACTCCAAGCACTTACTATGTAAGCAGAAGAATCGTCTGCATCTTCTATGTGTGCCCACTTCGCTCCTATGTTTTCTATTCCCCAATTATACCAATTATCATCGGAATAGCCTTCAAACATAGGGTGAACTTGGATTTCCTTGTATTCCCTCATTGTAATAGTGCCATCTCCGTGATAGCTTGGTCTTTCTACTTCTTCGTGGTAGTTGGTGAATAGCTTATCCCACTCTTGCTGACACGCGTCAACATTAGTTGAGATGTTCATATAATGATATACATGATTTGCCATCGTTTTACTACTCCTCGGGTGGTTCGCTCCAGTCTATGTTGCTGGGCAGTTCCACACCTGTTATCTCGCATAGTCGGTATAGCATTTCCTCGTATGCGACTGTTAATTGTATTACTTCTTCGTTAATAACTTGCAACTCGTCAAGCCTAGATTTTATATCGGTTTCCAACTCTGCCATAGCTTCTCTTAGTTTGTCGCCTTCTCTCATTGTTGGAAACTGTATAATGTTATCCTTGCTCACTAGCGTTGCCCCATATCGTTCTTGCTTTCAATAACAATGAACATTCCTACTGTCATAGCCATACCGCATATGATACCGAACATAAATAATATCGCTTCCATACTTATATAGCCTCCTTTTCAGGTCGTTTCCATACTAACTTCACACCCCTGCGAGTTAGCTCGTTAAGACATTTCTGTCTAATTTTAGGTTTAGCGTTGTTGCTGTTGATATAATCAATCAGTTCCTGCTTAGGCGTAGTCTTCATGTAGTAATGCTTCATCTTTTGATTACTTGCACTAACGCCACGCTTGTATTCTTTGTGTGATTTTTTAAACTTTACTGGCATCTTCTTCTCTCCTTGCCTTTTCTTGCAGTTCAACACCGAGCATAAACTCTAGCGATGATGCTAACCGCGGGTTATCTTTGACTAATTGTTCAGCAAATGTCGCTATTTTTACTGAATCAGTCGCTAATTCTTTGACTTTTTCAATGATTTCTTGTACTTCAGCCATTGTTTCCTCCTGTTTATCCAAAACTGCTTGCTCATAAATACGTCTAGCGCCCAAAATACTGTTGTAATTGTAGTGCGCCACACCAAGGTAGCTAAAGGCAGCTGTTCTATAGAGTTGTATTTTTTCTTTTTGGTTTGCTTCATTACTCATATACGCAAAAAGCTACCCTTACGGGTAGCTTCCCTACTACTGCACAACTCCATTGATTGTGATTTGACCGACTTTGCTTACTGGCTCATCGAGTTTAGCTTTCGGGTCTACGAAGTCAATCGCAGTTCCATCACAAAACCCTACAAGTTTTCTGCGTTGGATTTCTTTCCTTGCCATTCTGCCGTCAAAGTCCTGCTGTGTAGCCATATCTTTGAGTTGCTTGTCTGTGTGATTTAATAATAATACTGTGTTTGCCATGTCGTTCTCCTACTTGCTTTTGTTATTTTTTAATATAGATATATTATACTTGGTTTTCAACTGCCTGTCAAGAACTATTTTAAGCAGGGCATAGAATTTTGATGTGAAGATTTTAAGAAGAAAAGAAACCCCGCGCTTTGGCGGGGTTGATAAACTATAGTGTTTAATGCTTTCAATGTAGGGCTATCGCATGCCTACTCTTGTGTGATGTCTACTGCTTACGTGCGAAAAAGGCTTATGTAGATTACTCACTTTTTTACTCTATACTAAGTGGAGCGACCACTACTTCTAAAGATTTCCTCGCTCTGCTACTTCCCTTACACTTTCAGTCTGTATAGGTATTTTTTACGCTTGCCACCGAATCGGTTGAGAGGCGACGGATTACACTTTGCGAGTTAGTAATCAATAATATTGGAGCTGTTAGCTTATATAAAAGCGCGACCTTTTATCTCTCATCTTCTCATCTACGACTTCAAGACCTATTGCAAAGGTGATAGCCTGTTGTCAGAGAGACTCATTCGCTTAGGACTCAGGATTACGCAACCTCACGAACTCCTATATAAGCGGGTTTCTCACACCCCCGAAACTATTATCGCGTAGCTTACGGTTACAATCGCGGTCATTGTTATCGCTGTTGACCTGCGGTATGCTCATTGTTTTAAGTGAACTCATACTGCCCACTAACTCCTCACTTGTTTGTAGCGCATCAAGAGTCATAGCGCTTGTTGTTCAATAAAGTGTAGTGGGAACCGCTGAACTGTGTTGGCTGTCATGTTCACCCCGTACTACGCGTGCAGTCCTAAGAATATCTGCACTACCACATCATTCGCTTACTTTCATCTATTGATATACTTTTCAGCGTAAATGTGCTGTTTTTCCACTTCTGTTATACTGTCGCTCTGAAAAACGCTGCGTAAAAGCCGAGCCATCAGTCGGAGAGACTTGGACTTACGCGGGGTGTTCACTCTCCGAAGATTGCTACTTACTGGACTGCCATTCTCGCCGTTGTCGAAAAATGTATTCTTTTTCAATTTTCTATAATGTATATTATACTTGGTTTTTAACCTTTTGTCAAGAACTTTTTTATGCTTTGCTGTTAAAAGTTTGACTTATTTGCAACTTGGTGGGGAAGCGAGTTCCCCACTCGTTGCGTTGGATTAGGAAGCTATTACTTCTAGTCCAAGTGCTTCTGCAAGTTTTTGAAGGTCTTGCTTGCCTGACTTCACAAGTGTTGGCATTGCGATGTCGAAGTGCGCTTCGATAGCAGACACGAATTGTGCTTTGCTAACTACTGGCTCGCCAGTTTTAGTTGTTCTTGGTTGAGCAACATATACGCCTTCTCTCGAAAGTTTAGCAATAATACTTCTAGTAGTTTTGCCGAATTGTTTTGCTAACGCGTCTACAGTTTCTCTGCTTGGGTTAGCGGTGTAGTCGTTTGTCATTTGAGCGACCATCTCGTCTGTGTAATTTTTAGCTTGTGCCATTGATATACTCCCATATATAAATTCGTTTAGTTTATGTTTTAGTTCATTCCATTTCATAATATAAATATTATACAATGGTTTGGACTGGTTTGTCAAGAACTATTTGATGCTGCGCTTAAGATAAATAATATCGAAAAGCAACTTACATTGAGCGTAATCAGTGAATACACGAAGCGTTCTTCTGCTGATAACTTACTCCATCTACGCCCCAGCGGGTGTGTCAATTTGAATCTCCACCACGAGGCGTCTAGTTTTGTTCTTATCATTTCCAATTTCATATAAATATTATACTGTGGAATCTTATGCCAAGTCAAGATATTTCTTACGCTTGGCTTAAGATTTCTACAATTTTTGTGATGAGGGCGAGTCTACCTGTTGACTTTACATTGTAGTCAATGCTGTGCCATTCTCCGAGTGTTGTGTGTACGCGCTCTTTGAGAAGTGTCATCTGGTCATACTTGCTGAGTGCAACTGCATCGTTGGGCGAAAACTTCCAAGATGTTAGAGGTGAAGATTGTCTGTTGCCAATTCTGACACGCTGTTCTTCTTCAGATATGCTTAGCCATAGTTTGATGAACTGCACATCTTGTTTAGCCTCCCAATCAAGGACATTTGCCATGAAGTCGTCATACTGAGCATCTGTGCACCAGCCATTCATCTTCTGAACCATAGCGCGGCTGTACCAAGACCTGTCGAATAATACTATTTGGTTGTCGCCAGGTAGCTTTCTTTCCCATGACTCTAGCCAGTTCTCCATGTCCCATGCACTTGGCATGTTGCTGAAAGAAACAGAATATTTGCTAGTTGGAAGGTAGTGTGTTAGCTCACGGATAGTTCCTGTTTTGCCCGCTGTGTCGCGTCCTTCCAAAATAACTGCAACTTTACCAAAGTCTTTTGCAACGATTTCGTTGAGTTTGATTTGTTGAAGTTGTAGCTTTGTCATGTCGTTCTCCTAATCACTTAGAAACTAATTTTTCTAAATATGGGTATATTATATCACGCCAATATGGTTCGGTCAAGAACTATTTAACGCGAGCTCTAAAAAATTAACGCCGACAATCTCGGGGGCCGGGACGCGAAACCTCTCAGCGGGTGTCAAAACTGCCTCTAAAAAACGCTAGCGGGTGTCAAAATCCCTGCAAATCCTCTCGCAACCCCGCATAAGTTCGCGCAACCCCGCATAAGTCTTTTCTTGACACGCAAAACTTTTTGTGATATAATATCCAGGGTGGGGAGGGGGAAAATATCATTTATTTACTACTTATGCGCGCGTCGGCGCGGGTAAAAAAGTCATTTATTTACTACTTATGCTCCGGCGCAGGCACTCTGACGGATTCATTAAAACCTTGTCAAATCGGTGTTTCTGCGGGTGCGCTGAGTTTAAAAAACTTATGAATTTTTTGATAAAAGTTACGCGAACCTATTGACTTTTTTCATTCGCGCTGTATAATAGTTTACATAAATAAGGAGAAAGAAATGCAAGAAGTAAAAAAAGTAGAAAAAGCTAAAAGACCAAGCAAGAAAGTTTTAATGGCACAAATCGAAGCTATGGGTGTTGACAAAGGAATCGTAGCATCTCTAGGCAGAGCAAACATCGAGACAATCCAATGGGTCATCAAGCAAATCAGCTGAGCGAGCAGATAACTCAACGCTAGACAGATGTCCCTATTGGCACGGGACAGATGTTGCCCAAGAAATACCCGCAAAAGCGGGTATTTTTTTATGCCAAACCCTTGACAGGCGACGAAAATTGTGATATAATACCAGGGTGGGTCAGGGGCTGACCTGGGCTAGACTAGCCGCCCAACAAAATTAAGAAAAATTTAAAAAAACTCTTGACAAAACTTACCCGCTGTGGTATAATCGGTGCGATGTCGCGCGGCAAAAAATAAAATCATCATCATACTACTACTTTGGCGCACACGCCTGCGCGCGTAACAATAAAATCATCATCGTACTACTACTGTCGGCGCCCTTCGGGCTCAAAAAAAAATCTAAATGCGAATGAGAATCATTCTCATCTGCAAGGCAAAAAAAGGGCGAGAGCAAATCCGCTTGGTTGCTTGCGGTCTGCTCTCGCTCCGATTCCCCCAATCATCTTATGCACAGTTAATTGAGTATAGGAAATAAAAAGGGGCGTTAAACAGTCGAGTGAAAAAACGCCCCAATCACCTTATGCCGAATGATATAAAAACCAATATTGAGGTGCTGGAGTTATAAACCCTAACTCGCTCATGGCTTTCCTAATATCTGCCCTATCATCAAAGAAAATCTTTTCCCTTTGCTTAACGCTCGGAAGGTTGATTCTCTTTTTGATTTTAGCAAGTTTATAAGATACATCTTCGCGGTTATCATTCCTATCTCTCGATAAGATTAAATCCGCTCCACCTATCCCCAAACTTCGGAGCAAATCTCTATCCGCTCGGCTAAGATTTCGAGAAGTGCAAATCCAAACACGAATGTTTTTATCTGCAATACAATCTCGCATAAATTGAGCGAGGGGCAATTCGCTATCGCCCATAATTTGCTCCCTCGTATGAGTTCGCCAATTATCGAGGTTTATCGCCCCTTGCTCATTGATTAACGCTCTATGAGATGAATCTATTACAGTTCCATCTAAATCAAAGACCGCTATCATATCGCACCGCCCACAAAGTAGCCGAGTGCGAATCCAATCACAAATAAACATAAATATTTATATGCGGTGAGTTCTCGTTCTAATTGAAATTTATTTCTACGATACATAATTTTCTCCCATAATGTATAAAGTTAAAAAGTCGCTAGATTAAAAAACGAGGGCGACAAGTCCTCGCAACTTCTATGGGAGAAGTTTAAGAAGTTTTCCGAGTCTGCATTTTTGCTTTCGCGGATAATTTCTTTTTAAGCATAACCCACGAAACAGTTTTCGGATTTCCCAAAAAAGTTTTTTGAAAATCTGATTTATGTTTTCGTGCGAAATGTCTAGCGAGTTCAAATTCCATTTTCGAATCTTCGAGGGCGGTATGTTGCTCCTCGTATTGTTCCGAATCAAAAATCCATCTCGCCATACATTGAGCGGAATACCCATAATTTTTTCCGCTCTTGCTCATAAATTGGAGTTTATCGAGTTCATCTAATTCATCAACCATTTTAAAATAATTTAAATTGATTTCTTTATTAGCATAGCAATCCATAATACACCAATTTGGAATCCGCTCAAATTCGCGATATTTCTCATTGTGAAATTCTAAAACAGTTTTATTAAAAGCCTGTTTATCAAAATTCCAATTATAAGACGCAATCGAATCAGCAAAACCAATATGCTTTGAAATGTAATTCAAAATATATTTTAGAGGTTTAATTTTGCTCCGATTTTTAAATGCGTCCTCTAATACATGAGCGTATCGCCTATCATATTTCCAGAATTTTCTCTCGCCTGTTTCTTTGTCCTTGTAAGTATGAACAAAGTTTTCAGGATTCGAGATAATCTCTTGAACATAAAAATCAAATTCAAGCGGTTGAGAATTGGGCGAGTAAATATCGCCCAACGCTCCGCCTATGTTGTAAGCCAAAAAAGGCTTTTCATTTTTCATAGTCGTTTCTGTGTCTATAACGAGTGCATTATGTCGCTTACGCATGATAATGCCCCTTATCAAAAAACCCTGTTTTCACAAGGTTGTTATAAACCTCTTGCCCCTCTTTGCGTGTATATATGCTCTCGCCATATTTACGCTTTTCGGTGCAGTTTTCGTGATACCATTCCTCGAATGATGGCGTTCTATGACCACCAAATGAGAAATCAAATTGTAATTGTTTCATAACAATCTCCCATAAATTGAGGGGGCAAGTTCCAACGCCTTAACCCCCTCGATTAAGTTAAGCCGATTTCAAGAGTTCACGAATAGCCTTTATATTAGCTATGTTAGTTCTTGAAAGCGACACCAAATCAAAAACCCCATTCTTGTCTAAGTTCTCAATCTCTCGCATGAGTTCTTTTTTAGAAGGTGCTTTTTTCTTTGTTTCTTTTTCCATAAGTTTCTCCCATAAAAAAAGAGGGTATGTTCGGCAGGCACATACCCAAAAGCCTATACAGTAAGAGCATACACGAATAGAAACCCATTCGAGCATATCCCTATAAACTCGCCAACAGCATAAACCCATTCTGTGCGATAGTTCCTTATGGCTCTCGCCATATAGAAACATAATCCGCACATGACCAAACCTGTTAGACTTGCTGGCGGTGGCGTTGAGCCATATACCAACACATTGAACAAGCTCGGAAAGGTTGCGACATTAACGAGTATCAAGCCACAAAAAACGAGAGCATTATCTGTTCGCGTTTTCTGTTTCTCAATTCTTTTTATTTCTTCAAGGTGGGGGAGATAATCTCGCCCCACGATTCCGAAATTTTTGTTTAATTGTTTCATAACAATCTCCCATATAGTAAAGTGTGATTTTAAATTGTATATATTTTTGCAGTATGTCGCGGAGTTTTTTCTCTCCCCTGTTTTGACCTTATCGGATTCCCCTCGCTTCAGTCTAGGTGGCTTGACCTCTTTGTGTATCGCTTTACGCCTTTCGGGTGCGGTTTTTAATTCTTGTCTGAATATGTATATTAAATCAAATTATTCGCCAATCTTCAATAAAATCTCGCCTAAAATAAAAATTATTTTTCTTGACATATTCTATAAATCTATGGTAAGGATTTAGTGTGTTAGTGCTTGACATCATTAGTGTATTAGTGTAGTGAAACAGTAGGGCGGTTATCAGACCTTGCTCCCGCTCTCGCTCAGCGCCCCTCCGCACGTACAACTTTTGAAAAATTTGGCGTTTGCAAAAAGACGCAGCCAGCGCATCGTGACGATGCTTCCAAAAATATTTCTTGACATGGAAGCAAAAATAAAGTATAATACAACTATGAAAAATGAAATTGCAGTAAAAATGAGTCCAGAGGGATTAGAAGTCGCAAATACTTATCTTGAACTTGGTTCAGTAAGTGAGGTATGTACTCGCCTTAATCTAGACGAGAATACCGTTAGTGAATATCTTGGTAAGCG